GTTGATGTTAAAAAAATTCAACGCAAGATTTGACCCTTCAGATGGTAACTATAAAATTACTACAGAATTTATTGGTAGAACATCGGCAATACTTGAGGATATTAATATTCAACATTTATTTACTGGGCCTAGAATGTATAGTAAACAAATTACAAGAAACGAAGATAGTACAGCGTCTTCAGCACAACAACAACAAGCCCAATCAGGGAACGTACCATCTACAACCCCTGTTACGATACAGAATACAACTAAAGGTCGACAGATGTTAGGTGAAGTGTATAGTCAATATAAAGCTAAAGGACTATTAGACCAAAACTTTGAAGAGTTAACATTAAGTGAATTTGTTTATAGAATTGAATCTTTAGAACGTTATATTAATGAACAGTTTGGACCACAGAATCTTGAAGTATTAAATGATATTAGTGAATATAGAAAACAATTAGGTAAATTTAGAAGAGAAATATTTTCAAGTGTTAGTGGTGCGTTTTACAATGATTATGTTGATGGTTCTTTTCCAATAGTTGAATCTAAAGATAGAGGTAATGGTTATGTTTATTATCCGTTAAAAAAAGACATACGTGAAGATTCACAAAAAACTCAGCAAGCAAATACAAAACTAAATGAAATTATTAAAAGATATGAGGAAATATTAACTAAAAATAATACATTTGGTAATAACGGAAGTTATACTTTAGAAAATCCTGATACAGGTAAAATAGAAACAGTTAACAGTCAAATTAATTTTACTGTTAATACAAATGTAATTAAAAAAAATGGTGTTGACTCTAACAAAATAGATTTTGAAAAAACTTTTATTTTAAGAAAAAATAGACAACCATCAGAACAAGAATTAACAACATTCAGGGCTGAATTATTAACTGAGTTAAATCTACAAGTACAAGTTTTAGTAAATGGTAATTTGGTTAGTGAAAAACAACCTTATTATGTTTTTGGTGATACTTTTGATGATGCAAACTTCCCACAGAATACCTTTTTGGATTTATTGGATAGAATGGAAAGACAGTTCAATAGAGAAGAGCAGAATATTGAGGTGGCACTTTCAAAATCATTGGCAAGAAAAATTACAAGACCGGCATCTGAAGGTGGATTAGGGTTTAACCCAACAATTAGAAATACCATAGGTGTAATCTGTGCAAATGCTGATGCATTTCTAAGATTAATGGATGACACTCACACAAGAGCGTACTCACAAAAAGATAACCCAATTAGATTAACTTCGATAATTGACCCTGACAAAAATTTTGGAACTGATACAAAAGATGCGGTTCAAAAAGTAACGGTTGATGGAAAATTAACTGAAGATAATATTGTATATCCATGGCCTCAATATTTTGAAACTGAATTAGACAGTAATGGTAACTCAAACTATGTAATAAAATATCCTGGTGACCCATCTTCATTGGCAAAAACTAAAGGTTATTTGTATAGTGTTTGGCCTGAGATACAATTTGTTGAAGAATATTTAAAAGGTTCAGTACAAAAAGATATTCAGCAAAGCCCAACAGGTCTTGCAAATCCGGGTGTTGAAATTGAATATATTGGTAACAGTGCGATTGAATTCCCAAATACAGACATACCATATACAGACCTAACAGAAACTAATTTCTTGTATGAGATTTTAGAAAGGTCAATGTTAGCTTCTGACTACACTAAACTGTTTAGACCCTCAAGTAATGGTAATGAAGTTTATGCCTTATTGGGTGAATTTGAATATCACAATATATCAGAAGCGGTAAAGAAAAGTTTGTCACTTACTATTAAGTTAAAAAACTTTGCGTTTTCTTATGCAACATTTATTGAAGAATTAAGAAGCCAATCACTAAATGGTGAGGGTGAATTATGGACAGAACACAGAAAAGGAAATTTTGTTACACCATACATTGAAACTTTGGTAAACAACCCAACACAAATATACGATATAACAGTTTTTAATACAACACCTGAAGTAACAAATGGTTCAACTTCTTCAGAAAACATTAAAGAATATTTAAAAAATACATCTTCAAATGATTTTACATATTATGATGTTTATCCATTCACAAACTTAGAATGGGAGAAGTTAAACTTGGCAAATGGAAAAACTGTAAACAGTACAACAGAATCTAACGTAACAATTAATACGTTAGTGTTTAATGATGAAAAGAAAGTAATTTCTTCATTTGGACTTCAGGACAATACCTATGATAAAACAGTATTAACTTCAACATATTGGAGAGGAAATACGGGTGAGGGGTCAACTCAAAACATTTTAAATTTTGATAATTTTGCACAAGGTGGTTCTACAACTGTTGGTCTTAATCAGATAACTAGAGAGGGTGCTAAGAAATTCTATGAGGATAAAAACTTTGAAAATCTTTGGATTACTGAATCTTTTCTAAACTATGGTAATGAATATGGCACTTCTGGTTTAACAAACACTCAAACTACTTCATTATTAAACACACCTTATTTTGTTAATGCGATAAGTAAAGCTGCCGATGATTTAAGAAATAGTACAAATCAAACTAACGTTAGTTTTAAATCTTTAGGTTATCTGTTGGTAAACTCATTACCATTAGCAACATTAAAAGAAAAATTTAAGAGTTTTAATGATGACGATGTTGAAACAGAGTTGGACTATATATGGTCAGTATTAAATAAATTTTCTGCGGTGCACAAATTACCATATGCGTGGATATTAAAATATGGTTCAATATGGCATAGATACAAAAACTATATTGAAAATAATGAAGATATCTTAGATGACGTTTGGACTGACTACAATTACTTACAAGGTTATGACCCTGTAAACAGTGCAACTACAACCACTTATAATTATGCTAACTATACTGGTGGTACATCACAGTTTAATATGGAATCTAATATTCAGGTTCTACCGTCAACATTCTCTTTTATGAATGTTGGTTTTTATCCTAAAATGGTAAATGACACTTATTATTTCTTTACCGCAAAGGATTTATTGACAGGTATTACGCAAAATGACTTAACTTCTGCATATAACAAAAAGTTTTATGTTGGTGAGATGAAGACAGCCAATACAAATTTTAATTTTGGGTTTGACCCTAATAACCCAACAAGAGGATTGGCTTTGAATAACTACTTCCAATATATAGAATTGGATGGAAATACAGATAGAGAAAATACTGCAATTAATGATAAGGATTATTTAGTTTTCCCATCTTGTGGATTTTTACCATTTAACCAATCAAAGTTTGAATGTACCAATAACGATGGTAAATTAATACTTGAGATGACAGGTAATACTTCTATTTATAATGGTTCGGTTAGAAGTTTATGGTTATCGCCAAATTACGGTTATTATAATAATAATTTAATACAAAAACCTTCACCAACTCAATATTTGAAACAAATTTATACAGGTGATAGTAAACAAAGTGCGTTTACCTTAGAGTCAGATTTTCAATATTCAAGTGTTGAAGAATTATTTTCAATTTTTGACAAGAACACTTTAGATAAGTTTGAAACAGAATTTTTAAATTTCTGTAAACCTTTAAATGATGGTGTTAATTTGTTAGATGGTGAAGCCAATAATTCAAATGAATTTTTAGTACAAAATGCGTTAAATAGAAGATTTAGAAACATACAATTAGTGTTGTCAGAAATTATGGGATTCTCAGGAGAGTTCCAAAAAACAAACAGTTCCGACAATGATAGTTACAAGTTGGGTGTGTTACAAATGAATAATACTGTTTCTTATTTAACCGACTTTTTAAATTACAAGGTAATATTAAAACTAGGTAATACAGGAAAATATAATGAAAGAATATTTGGTTCATTTGTTAAACCCGCTCTTGTTACAGAACCAATATCTTTTGGTAATTATATTAGTGGTACTCTTCCTGGTGATGGTACTTTAACACCTTTGGTAATTAGTCAACAGGCATTTCCTGATGAGTGGAGCGCTCTTCAAACCTATGTTGGATTCTCAACAATTTCAGGTATAACATATACTAATAACGGTTCATACATTACAGATTTCTTTATTGACAATAATATTGATTTTACTGTTGATAATATTAGAGACCTTTCTCAGATAATAAAAATGTATGTTAATGAAAAATTAAATGGGGGAAATAGTAGTAGTTTTCAAACGAACATAAAAAAATTAGTAGCCGACCAATCATCATTCAGAGAAAGAATATTAAACAACACATTTACACAGTTAAGAAACAAATTACCTAATTATAGTGAGTCAGAAACTAACAATAACTTAAGTGCTGTCGATGGGGAACAACCTAAACTTGAAGTTTATACCACATTAAAAAATCTTAATGATAAGTGGATTGCTGGTGGTAATTTTAAAACAAGAACATTATTTGAAGATTTCTTGTTTTTAGATAGGGCGAACAGAGATATTGGTGATGATTTTACAATTGATGTTACCTCACTAAAGTCATATTTAAAAGGTAAAGTTTCAAGTTTTTCATTGATGAGTTTAATAGGTTATATATTGTCAGAGAATAATTTTATATTCATGGCATTACCGTCTTATATTAATTTTTATGGTATACAAGAAGCTTCGAAAAATGGTGTACCAACTGTAAATCCTGATATTGCCAATTCGGCTTTTGGAACTTTCTTGGAGGTAGATTACCAAGATTCAAGACCTAAGTTTTTATGTTTATATGTTGGTAAACCTTCAGAACATTTGGATATGAAGGAAAATAAAACATCAAGATTTAAAACCGACACTTTTGATTTAAGAAGAAGTAGTAATAATCCATTATTGGAAAACCAATCAAACAAAATAGATTGGAGTAAATCTAATAAAGTAGTTGGATTTAATTTAGATTTTGGTATTAGAAATCAAAACATATTTAAATCAATTAGTTTAGACCAAAATCAATATAAAAATACTTCAGAAACTTTCCAAGTATTAAGTGACATGGCTAACCAAGCTTCAGGAGATAAAGTAGCACAACAAACGGCATCCTTATATAACGTATATAGAACTAGAAGTTATACTTGTGCAGTATCATCAATGGGTAATATGATGATACAACCAACCATGTATTTTAATCTTAGACATGTACCTATGTTTTATGGACCTTATTTTATAACTAGAGTAAGTCATAATATTAGTAACAATGGTTTTGAAACGACATTTGAAGGAATTAGACAACCTATTTTTTCATTCCCATCGATTGATAAATTAGTTATGAGTGTTAATAAGAACTTGTTAAAAAAATATGAACAAGTATATAGAAAGAAGAGAAGTCAAGAAGCTCAAGAAAACTTAACAAATCAAACAAATAATAGTGTTACAAGTGGTACTGAAAATCCGGGTTCAGGTGAAAGTTGTACTAATGGTACAACATATCCATCACTTGCGTTTGTTGATTTCCAAAATAGTAGAATTGCGGTAAATGATGTTAGAAATTATTTAAATAGTTTAACTAATATAGATTTAAATTTAAGAATCTTCGCCTATGGTGTGGTTTCATATAGAAGAGGCGGTGTTGGTACATTTGATTGTCCTAATAATAATATGTATGGAGTTGGTGCTAATAGTGAAACCAATGGTGCTCCAACATATCAAAACTTAACGGGACTTACTAATGGACAAGTTTGTGTGGATGTTAATGGTAACACTTTACCTATATTTAGTTTTGAAAGTATGAATAAAAGTGTTGATTTTTATTTAGAGTTCTACAAGAATTTTAATGTTATTATTGAAAAACTTAAAACTCTAAGTATTAATTACAATACTGATGATGAAAAATTAGCAAGTGCTTTAACCTATCTTTATTTATCAACATGGGTGGATAATTACGGATACGGTTCAAATGGAAATAATATTAAACAACAAACAGATACTAAAATAACAAACGAAACATTTTCTCAAGACCAATTTAATAAAATATTCAATAAAATGTTCAATGCAACACAGAATATCTTACCATAATTAGAAAAAGTTAAGTTTTGATATATTTATTAATAAAAAAGTTATGGATATTAAAAATCTTTTAGATAACTACTTAATGAAAGACACTCGTATTACTGAACGTGAATCAGGTAATGGCTACAAAGAAGTTTGTGATTTAGATACGGGTGATTGTTACACTGTCAGAATGAGAGACGGTCTCATTGAAAGAGTAGATAACACTATGAACATGAACAGAACTCTCAGAGTTGAAACGCCTAATGGAGTAAAAACTCTATTGAATGGTTAAAAAATTATTATTATGAGTGTAGATAAAAAAATTTTAAAAGAGATTCAGAAATATAATTCGATAAATCAATATATCTCTGAACAATTTGATGCTGAGGCGCCCGCTGCAGACGCTGCGACACCACCTACGGATGCTGCACCTACAGACACAGCGCCTACAGCAGACACTGGTGTTGATACTATACCAGAACCTGTAGATGTTGAGAATGACCCAGATGTTGAGGTTGTTGATGATACCGAAGGTGACGTATCAACTGACGTTACTAGTTCTGAACCAACAGAAGAAGGTGGTACTGAAGAATTAGATGTTACTGAATTAGTTACTGCTCAGAAAGATATACAATCTAAACAAGATGAATTTATGAGTACTATGTTTTCTAAGTTAGATGATTTGGAACAGAAACTTTCACAGATGGATTCAATCTTCACTAAAATTAATGATATTGAAAACAAAATTGAGAAGTATAGAGAAAAAACTCCTGAAGAAAAATTGTCTTTGAGAAGTTTAGATAGTTACCCATACAATCAAAAATTAACTGATTTCTTTGTTGATAAACAAGAAGAGTTTGAAAAAACAGGAAAAAATGAGTATATTTTAACTACAGACGAAGTTGAAAATTTTTCACCTAATGAAATTAAAAATACATTTAATAAGTTTGAACAGGACCAAGATAAGTTCTAATCACTTAAAAGAATATTTTTTTAAAAAAGACCACTTCGGTGGTCTTTTTTCATTTCTATAGTTTGACTTATTCAGACGAATGATTATTATTAAGTACACGATAAAAGAGATAAACAATTAATTTAAAAAAAAACAAAAAATGAGTAATTCAAGTTTAGATGCAGTTCTCGCTCAGTACGAGAAGAACACCACACCAATGGGTGGAGGTTCAGGAATGTCGCAAGACGAAAGAATGAAGAAGTATTTTACTACTATTCTTCAAAAAAATGAAAAAACAGGTCAGAGAAGAGTTCGTATTCTTCCAACATCTGATGGTTCATCACCATTCAAAGAAGTTTGGTATCATGAGCTTCAGGTAAATGGTCAGTGGATGAAATTGTATGACCCCGCGAAAAATGATGGTGAGCGTTCACCTTTGAATGAAGTTTACGAAGAGTTGGTATCAACAGGTAAAGCTTCTGATAAAGAATTGGCTCGTCAGTACCGTTCACGTAAGTTTTACATTGTTAAGGTTGTAGACCGTGATGCTGAAGATGATGGTGTTAAGTTTTGGAGATTTAAAGACAACTACAAACAAGAAGGTATCTTGGATAAGATTATTCCAATTTGGAGACAAAAGGGTGATATCACAGACGCACAAAAAGGTCGTGACCTTATCATTGAGTTGACTAAAGCTAAAACACCTGCGGGTAAGGAGTACACAATTACTCAAACCATTATGTATGATGACCCATCACCACTTCATGAAGATGCGTCTTTAATGAAAGAGTGGATGGAAGATGAATTGACATGGGCAGATGTTTATTCTAAAAAACCTGTAGAATATTTGGAAGCAGTTGCAAGAGGAGAAACTCCTGTTTGGGATAGTGAAGCTAAAAAGTATGTATATGGTGATGATGTTGAAATGACTATAGGTGGTTCTTCAACTTCAAAAACTGTTGACCCACAAGCGGATATGGAAGTGGATGAGGACCTTCCATTCTAAAAAAAACTAAATTGATGGTGCAGGCAATGTCTGCACCATCTTTATATATTAAAAAATATGGCAATTAAGAAAAAAGATTTCGGTAGTATTAAAAAGAAGTTTTCAACTTCAGCCAAATTTAAACCACAAAGGTTTTTTGATTTGGGTCAAGATTTTCTGGACGCTGTTGGTGTTCCAGGTCCTGCAATTGGACATCTAAATATGTTTTTAGGTCACTCCGACACAGGTAAAACTACTGCCTTGGTTAAAACTGCCGTTGATGCTCAGAAGAAAGGTATCCTTCCTGTTTTTATTATTACAGAACAAAAATGGTCTTTTGAACACGCAAAACTTATGGGTTTTGATTGTGAAGAAGTGGTGGACCAAGAAACGGGTGAATTGGATTGGGATGGATTTTTCTTGTTTAATAATAATTTTGAATATATCGAACAAATTACCGATTATATTAATGAATTGTTAGATGCTCAAGAAAAAGGTGAATTAGAATATGATTTACTATTCCTTTGGGATTCCGTTGGTTCAGTACCATGTAAGATGACTTACGAAGGTAAAGGTGGTAAACAACACAACGCCGCGGTTCTTGCGGACAAAATCGGTATGGGTATTAACCAAAGAATTTCGGGTTCTCGTAAATCAGAATCAAAGTATGAAAATTCATTGGTTATTGTAAACCAACCGTGGGTTGAACTTCCTGACAATCCATTTGGTCAACCAAAAATTAAAGCTAAAGGTGGTGAAGCGATTTGGTTAAACTCATCTTTGGTATTTTTATTCGGAAACCAAAAAGGTGCGGGTACCACAAAAATTTCAGCGGTAAAAGACAAACGAAAAGTTAAGTTTGCTACTCGTACAAAAGTTTCTGTTATGAAAAACCACATTAATGGTTTGGGTTATGAAGATGGAAAAATCTTGGTAACCGCTCACGGATTCTTGGCAGGTAAAGATGCAGCTGAAGAGAAAAAATCTATTGAAGATTACAAAGCAGAACAGTCAGATTATTGGAAAGACATCATTGGAACTGGTGGTGATTTTAGGTTAGAAGAAGAAACGTTGGACCTTTAAAAAATAAATTGTGGTAAAGACACTATTAGTTGATGGGGATAACCTTTTCAAGATTGGATTTCACGGAGTTAGAGATTACTATCACGATGGAAACCATATTGGCGGAATTTACCACTTTATCAACGTTCTAAAAAAGTTCTTAGAAGAACACAATTACGATAAAGTAATCGTCTTTTGGGATGGTAATAATAATGCCACCCAAAGACGAGCTTTATATCCCCAATACAAACAGAACAGACGTGAGACGATGAACGAGATTAAGAAACAGTCGTTCTATCACCAGAAGTCACGTGTGCGTCTGTATTTGGAAGAAATGTTCATTCGTCAAGTAATACTTGATGGATGTGAATCAGATGATAGTATTTCTTACTATTGTAGTATCTCACCCGATGAAAACAAAACCATTTTTTCTTCAGACAAAGACCTTACACAGTTAATATCTGATAAGGTTCAAATTTATTCTCCCCTTAAAAGACAATACATTAAAAATGGGGACCGAATTAAATTTGACTCCATTGAAATTATTCCTGAAAATGTTGTCACACTTAAAACCTTAATTGGTGATAAGTCAGACAACATTGATGGTGTATTGAGATTGGGGGAGAAAACTGTTTTGAAATTTTTTCCTGAGATAGTTGACACTCCCGTTTCTGTTGATGATATTTTAACCCGTGCTAAAGTATTAATTGAAGAAGATAGTAAAAACAAAACATTACGTAATCTTATAGATGGTGTAACAAAAAATGGAGTATTCGGAAAAGAAATTTTAGATACTAACAAAAAGATTGTAGATTTGTCTAACCCTTTAATAAGTGAAGATGGAAAAGAGGAAATAGATTTATATTACCGAGAAGAATTGGACCCTGAAGGTAGGGGGTACAAAAACCTAATAAAGTACATGATGGAAGATGGACTTTTCAAATACCTACCAAAAAAAGACAATGCTTGGGTTGAATTCCTACAACCCTTTATGAAACTTACAAGAAAAGAAAAAAGAAGATTTAATAACAAAAAATAAAATTATGAAAGAGCAAAATGATTTGATTAAGCTTGAGTTCTTATTGACATTAAATGAGAACATCGTTGTACAACGTTATTTTAACGTTAGAGGTTACAATCCAAACGCACGTAAAAGTTTGGAAATGATTGAAACCGTTCATGATATAATTGAAGACATTAAGAAAGATTTGACAAACAAATCTTGTTACTATTTGTTGGAAAATTATGAACAAATTTTGGTCGATGAAACTATCTTGGAAACCTCAAATACTGATGGTCCTGAAAGTTTTTATATGACAATTAAGATTGGAGATGAGACAATTTGTCAGTCAGGTTGGGATGCTAAACCATACCCTCCGAAGGTAAGATATACCGTAGACATACGCCCACGACTAAAAAACATTCTTCGTGTGTTGACTGACATTTTTGCAACTGAAAATTTAACACACAACTACATGGGTTATTCGTTGATTTAACCATATTTATTAAAACTCACACATTAAATTTTAGATAGATTATGTCAGACGAAAAGAATTTTGGTTACCTAGGAAATACATTTCAAATACAACTTTTAAACAACATTATTTTATATAAAGAATTCGCAAATTCAATAGTAGATGTATTGGACCCAAAATACTTTGATAATCAATATTTTCGTTTGATTATGCAAATGATTAAGGAGTACTATGTAAAGTATGAACACGCTCCAACATTTGAAACCTTAGAACAATTAACAAAAAGTGAAATTACATCAGCCATGGCCCAAAAAATGGTCTTGGATATGGTTTCACAGGTAAAAGAAGCTCCATTTCAAGGACATCAGTTTGTTCAAGAAAAGTCATTAAAGTTCTGTAAACAACAAGAGTTACAGAAAGTTATGACTAAAGCTCAAAAGATTATCGATAAAGGTGATTTTGAGAGTTATGACAAATTGGAGGAAATGGTAAGAGATGCTCTCCAAGTAGGTGAATTGAATCAAGGTGCGGATGACGTGTTTTCAAACTTAGACCAAGTACTTCAAGACGATTTTAGACATCCAATACCCATTGGTATTCCAGGTATCGACAACTGTTTAAAGGGTGGTTTAGCAAAAGGTGAAATTGGGGTAATATTGGCACCTACTGGTGTTGGTAAAACCACAGTTCTAACTAAGATTGCAAATCACGGTTTTAACTTGGGATATAACGTTCTTCAGATATTTTTTGAGGACAATCCTAAAATCATTCAAAGAAAACACTTCACGTTGTGGACGGGTATTTCTCCTGACAACTTGTCTTTACACAAAGAACAGGTTATGGAAAGAGTAAAACAAATACAAAATGATACTCCAAACAAATTAACATTGAAAAAGTTACCTTCTGATACGTTGACTATGAATCAGGTTAAGAACCAAATTCGTAAGATGATTGCTGAAGGAAACAAAATTGATATGGTTGTATTGGATTATATTGATTGTATTATGCCCGATAAGAATTTGGGTGATGAGTGGAAAAGTGAAGGTTCGGTTATGAGAGGATTTGAAGCTATGTGTCATGAATTAGACCTAGCTGGATGGACCGCAACTCAAGGTAACCGTTCTTCAATTTCTTCTGAT